TTAGCAGCAGGTTTAGTAGCAGCAGGAGCAGCCTCAGCCTTGGACGCACCAAAACCACGCTTAGGAGCAGCAGCCGGTGCGGGTGCAGGGGCAGGTGCAGGTTCCTCAACGGGGACTGCCGCTCTTACAGCGGGTTTTGGTGCAGCTTGCGGCGCAGCAATCTTAGGGACTGCTACAACTGGACGAGCACTCTCGCCAGTAACTTCTTTGACTTCATCCGTACCAAACAGCTTGTCAACAATCTCTTGTGTATCAGCCTCAAGGAAACCACCGAAGCTAAACTTCAGCTTGGGAAACGATGCGTCAGTGTCAAATGATACACTGGTCTTAACAATCTCAGGTGGGATACCACGTACTGACAACTCTTTCTGATATTGGTTCAATCCCTTGAGTGCCGCAGGTGTTACTGCCAACAAGTAGACAGGGCCTGATGGATCATCAGCCGACACAACAGCCAGACGCTTGAGGTCAGCACACGCCTTGATCTCTTGCCCTTGTGGCGTTACCTTGGAACCCCATGCGTTCTGTGGGCAGGAAGCACACACATCATTTTGTGGGTCTTTAGATTCAGCATCAGGGCCGATACCATCCAACGAGAAACAGTCAGGTGATTGTGGCTCAGCGTCAGGTGTCCACTGCTTGGCGTACCAAGTCTTAGACAGGCGGGGGTTAGCGCCGACAACAACAACATCCAGTGTGGTGGATTCCAATACAGTCTCAGTGTCGCCTTCGACGATACGGAAGCGAGCGCCCTTGATGCTAATACGTGGGAACGAGTTGCCAGATGACAAGCCACCCGTCATGGACTGGGCCAGTGCTGACGGAACTCCGACACGTGCCGCAAGGTGGGCGGGGATCTGAATGTTTGTAGGGATAAGTGCATTGCTCATAGGGTTCTCCTTAAGGTGAGCGGGGGGTCTAGTCTTCTGCTTTGGCACCGGGTTTACGGACGTTTATTTCCAACTTAGTGCCATAGTTGATTCCGGGTGGTACTGCTTTAGTCTGCTCGATGTATCCTCGTACTGCCATCTTACTGACTCGCTTCTCTAACATATCGTATGCTTCGTTGGTACGGATAAAGTCCAACACACTATCCCAATCCGCCACGCTTGCATAGTCTGTGGTGGTTAGGAACGCAGTGCCGTGGTCTGACTTGAAACTTGTCAGCCCCTGCGCATCCATCTGTGCCTTGAGGAAGGCTTCCAACTTCTCCATCTTGGCTTTAATGTCGGAGACACGCTCCTTAACTTCGCCTTCAATGGCTGCCTTCTGGTCACGTAACTTCATGTAGGTACGGATAACATCCCCTACGTTTAATCCTGCGGCTTCGCTCATGTCATCTTCCTGTTTGTTGTTGGATCATATCAAGCAGTAGTCCCTGCAACTTCTGCTTGTTCTTCAGTCGTTCATATGCCATATGCTCAAGCTCTGTGCTCTCGATGTGGATGACGTTCGACACGTGCTTCTTACCGATACGTTCGATGCGACCGTTGGCTTGGACATACGTTTCGTTACTGTTGCTTGGCCCATACCATATGATCGTGGACGCAGAGGTAAGTGTCAGTCCGTGTGCCATCGTTCCGGGGTGAGCGATCAATACTCTAGGGTCTGCGCTGTGTTGGAAGTCATGGAATATCTGGTTGCGTTTGCCACTAGATACTTCTCCGTTGACCACAGCCACAGTAAAGTGCTTGCCTAGTTCACGCTCCAACATATGCAGCGTTCCCGTCAATGGTACGAACACGATTACTTTCTCTCCGGCTTCTTCAATAAGCTCCTTCACAAGGTTGACTCGTGGTGAACAGTCGATCTGAATATGCTGACCGTCATCGCCATACGCCACGCCGCAAGCGATCTGTACTAACTTCTGAATCTTCACTGCCTCGTTGACCGCGGTAATCGTACCCTCGGTCTGCATCTCAGTCACAAAGTGTTTCAACATCTGTGAGTAATGCTTCTTCTGCTCCGGTGTTAAGTCCACCTGTCTAGTCTGGATGATGGTGTCTGGTAAATCGAAACACTCATCACGGGTATAACGTACAGCAGGTTGCAGGATGTGCTTCACAATCTCGGCTGACTCAGGGCGGGGTACGAACTTCCACTGTCCAATCTTCATCATCACCTGCTCACGGAACGCCGTGAATGTCTTGGTCAGGAACGGTGAGTTAGCCAGTCGTGCCAGTGCCCATGAGTCTGTCGGATCATTCGGTGTCGGTGTGCCAGTCATCAACCATAAACGTGTATCAGGATTCTTGTCCATCCAGTTACGAAAGATCTTGAACCTACGTGTCGATGGGTTACGCAGCACTGCTGCCTCGTCCACAATCACAAGGTCGAACTTACCAATGGCTTCATCTGCAATGATCGGAAACCCGTCATGGTTCACAATGTAGAAGTCAGCCTCAGTACGTAGTAACTTCGTGCGCTTCTCTGCCGTACCATGCAGCACTACAAACCTACGGTGGATGAGCCCAGTAAATATCCCATCGCCCCACACTCGTTCCAACGTGGACAGTGGTGACAAGATCAGAACCTTCTTGACCTTACCCATCTTAATCAGATAGTCTGCTGCCCACAGTGCGCTTTGTGTCTTGCCTGTACCAATCTCATTCAATACCAAACCTCGATGCTGTAGTGTCAGGAACGCTGCGGTCTGCCGCTGATGCTCATACGGTGTGAACTGTCCCGGCCAGTCATAGTAGTGCAGGATTGGAGAGGGTGCCTTGATGCCGAGGTTATTCAACACCTTAACCTCATCCAACCGATGCGGTGTAATGACCAGTGGCACACCACGCACTTCATAGGTACGAGCTGACGGGATACTATCGAGTACTCTGTTCGGATTGTTTAACTTCAACGCCAGTGCATGGGCTTTCTCAACGACCAACATATTGTTTCATGTCCTGTGCTATCGTCACATAATCTAATAGCTCTGCCAACGTCTCATCATCGTAGACCAGTAGCCATACCCCACCCGCTTGCCTGATCTGCTCTCCGCACTTTAGCTGCAATGCGGTAGGCTTCTTGGTCTTGTCTGCTTTACATTCGACACCGATAAAGTACCCATCCACACAAGCCACGAAGTCTGGTACACCTGACCTACCGAACCCATTGTTACCCGGTAGAAAATACCAAACCTTGTGCTCCTTGAACAGAGCCTTAACCTTATCTTTAATCTTACCTTCTGGTGTTGAGCTACCCATTATACTCTCCTTTACATCTGTGTCAAGTAATTTGTATTAGGTTAAACCCTAGCATAGTCACAATCATGTCGGCAAGGGCAGTACCCGCACAGCCCACTCGGTCTAGCCGGCCAGTTGCCATGCTCGTAAGCATCTTGAATACGTTGGATACGCTTCATAACCTCAGCCCAGATAGCGTTCATATCCAAGCGGGTGAACTGTTCAGTGTCCATCTCCATCGTCTTGAGCCACACCAGACTGGTCTTGACACGCTGCACTTCTGGGTAATGCTTGAACACCTGCGCTGCGAACAACTCCATCTGAAAGTTATCTGCCTTGCGCTTGCCTGTTTTCCAGTCCATCACCACTGCGTCTGCACCTATGATTACAAAGACGTCAAGTTTACTACGCAGCCATGCGTCTGTGTCCCACCAACCTGTTGGTGTAAGGTTGTCGTTTAGCACTAGCTCATGCTCGATGAATAACTCACCCTGACTGGCAAGCTGTTCGACTGACTTGCATAGGGGCTCGTACTGCGCCACTTCCACAGGCAAACCTGCACCCTTGAGTCGGTTCTCTAGGAACGCATGGATACGTTCGCCGTGCTTGGATGCCTCACCACCCTCATCCTTCACATCCTTGGTGATACGTTGGCGGTAGTAGCGTAGAGGACAGTTCTCAAACAACTTAATGGATGAATACGAATGGCTTAGGCGCATGGCGGTGTGCCCCACGGGTGTCCGTGAGGTCTCGGTAGTCTTGGAATCTTGAGTATACATCAGGTATCGCCATAGTTCTTAGCTTTTCCTGACTCACACGCCACAGGTAAATCTGCTGCCCACTTGGGTGGGGCTGACATAATCTCCATGAGCTTGGTCTCGGCTTGCTCTGCCTCACCATCAGGTGCAGTGATGATGATTTCATCGTGGACTTGGAACGCTACGTGGTAGTGCTGCCCTGCTGTAGCCATCTGCTCACGGATAACGATTGCCGCCAGTGCTTGGACGATGTTCTCTGTTACCTTGCCACCATAGATGCGTGTCCATGTTGCCTCAGCCCCAGATAAAAAATTCCTATGCTGTCGTGCATCGTTGATGTATTCAAATCCGTTAGTCGCCTGGCGCAGTGCAGGGTACTGAATCCTAAACTTGTTGGGGAGTGTTATGCCGGTGTTGTCATAGGTCAGTACGTCATGTAGGTTGCCACTTCCACCTTGCATCATCGCAGTCAATGCGTGTCCACACTTCTGCCAGAACTGCACGATCTTAAAGTTCTTGGTGCGATAGATCCGAACGATGCGCTCTGCCTCACCGATGTCGATGTTCACACTGATACCACCTGCACCAAGCTCTAGTGTGCGGCGTAACTTCTCAGCACCCATGCCGTAGCCAAGCCCAAGGATACAGGTCTTACCTACAAAGCGTTCCACCTTGTCAGCCTTGGTGATCTTGCGCCCATAGACTTCGGTGGCAAACTCTGAGTACACATCACGTGCCTCACGAAAGGCTTGCACTAAGTCCTCTTGCCCTGCGATCCACGCCACAGTACGAGCCTCAATCTGTGAGGAGTCTGACGAGATAACCGTGTGTCCTTCGGGAGCCTTGAGTGCCCGTCTAATCGTAGTGTTGCCCCTGCTTGGTAAGTTCTGAAGGTTCAGTTTGTCACCACCACTGAAGCGTCCAGTGTGCGCGCCGTAGTAGTTCAGCATGATAGGCAACGCACCGCGTGCTGCCACCCCGATCAACGCCTCTGTACGTGTTTCCTCAAGTGTGGACTTCACACCTAAACGTGCTGCGACAAGAGCTTGCACACGCACATCAGTATGTTCTGCTAAGTCAGTGAACGCCTTGTCTGTCTTGGCAAACGCAAGTGTCTGCTTACCCGTAGTGGGGCTCGTCTTTGTAGGGGGCTCAACTCCAAGCTGTTGCAGTGCATCGGCAAACTTCTGGTTGGACATGATGTCCTCACGTGTAACTGCTACCTCCTCCATGAGCGCCACCTTCTTAGCACGTACCTGCACCAAGTGTTCCTCAAGTAGCGGCACATCCAACTCGATGACAGGCTCGGTGTACATCCGCAGTGTCTGGTCAATAGCCAACAACTCACTGACAGGAAAGCCCACCTTCAGCTTGTTAAACAACTGCCGAGTAAGTTCCACATCGTTAATGCAGTACTTGCCGTACTGTGCAAGGTCTTGTGGTGTGAAGTCTGCTCGGCGCTTACCTAACGCAGCTACTACCTCGTCGCCCTTCTTACCTAGCCCGTAGTACGTAGCCAACTTCGCAAGTGATCCACCTACAGTGAGTTGGTGTAAGGGTCGTGCCATACTGAGCGTATCCAACCAGAGCTTGGGGCGGATACCAAAGTGCCATGAGAGGATGGCACCATCGAACGCAGTGTGGTGGCATAGGATAGCCTTGTTCCTGTAATCAAGACTGTTGAGAAACTTGCCGGGGTTATCGCCACTGTACCAGTCGGTTGGGTAATCGTTGACCTTGATGCCGACCCCGATGATTTCAAAACTAGGGCTACGTACATACGCCTCCGTTGTCAGCTTCGATAGTGAGTAGTCCCGATCATAGTAAGTCTCGAAGTCGATCGTTACTACGTCCATTATCTCGCTGCCTCCTTGATGACTTCTAGTAACTTCTCAAGGTAATGGACACCCTTACCGATCTCCTCAATGCTCTCGTCCTTACTACCCATGCGCATGATGTACTTCAGCGCATTACCTCGGTAGAACCCAATGCGTTGGTGCAGTGGCCACGTATCAACCACATCCCAAGGCTGCACAGACATACTCTTGTAATGTTTACCGCCCACTTGCTTATCACGTGCAATAAGTACAGCGTTGGCAGTACGCACTTGGTGCTCATCGGCAAGGCGCGCCTCTTGTCTTGCTTCCATAATGTTAAATGCTTCATCTTCGGTCATCATAATTAGCTCCTAGTAGTTGGACTCTTGGTTCGTGGAAAAGCCATGCTGATGCAGGGTCTGGGTGGGGCTTGAAGGTGGACAACCATTTTTTATGCTCTGCCATTTTAAGCTTTATATCAATTAGCACGTTTAACCTCCCACTTCAGAATTTCGATTTCTTCATGTAAAAATTTGTCGCTTTCGTGTACACATTCTTCGAACGTGTCTACATTCTCCTGTTTTGTATACATATCTTCTTCGTCCTCAAAATGAAACCCCGATCCACGTAGGAATTGGTCAAACATTTCTCGGATTTCGTCAATATGCGTAGCTTCAAAATTGATCTCGACCGTTGTGCCATACTGCTCTGATATGAATGTAAGTTTCATTTCTCTCCCCTTGCTCTGATTGCTATGCTCATTGCTCGTACCGTTGGGTACGTTTCAACAATAGCAAAACACGCCTTTCGTTCATCTTGGCGCACCAACTCGGTAAAGCGTTCAAGTTCTACCCCATGCGCTACCTGTACTCCAACGTATAGCCCCGCCTGTTCAGCTAGTTCTTTGATTCGTTCGTTCATTCCTATCTCCTTATGATGACTTCAGCTTCTGTTTCAATCCATACTCTCGCACCACACGACAGCGGCTTGTCAGGGGAGTACACAATCTTGCTGTCCCCCTTGATGTCTACTTCGTGTGCGTAGCGGTTCTCTTTGTAAGTCTTAACAGTCAACACAGGATTGTCAGTCCCATGTTTGACGTTAGCCTTGACAGCGTGTTGATTCACATGAATGATTGTTTTCATACCACTCTACCTATAGAAACACTCCGAACTTCTGGCGCAGCTTCTTACTCTGAGTACGACACACCTCATCGACTGCATCCAATACCTTGTGTACTGTCGGCTGCTTACGTGGTGTATAGAATGTTACCTCCGCAGTCTTGACGAACCCAAGCAGCAGGGCAGGTGGGTACTCATCATTTTTAATGCAAGTATACAGAAGTGTTACCCACTCGTCATGTGCCCAGTGTGGTGCGTCCCATCTAGCTACACCCTTACGTTCAGCAGCAACTTGTTCACAGTACGTATCGAATACGCCGAGCTTGGCACGTACCTTGATGCCGTACTTAAACCGGCGTAGGGCACGTAACCATTCTCGTCTACGATCACGTTGGTCAACCGTACCCATACTAAGCTCCAAACTTTGCAGCCGTACTCATAGCAGTCAGTCTAGCCAAGTCAACATTGACTTCGATTTCCTTCTTAGTGCGGTTACTCAAGGCTCGGTGTTGATCCTTCACCTCATCACTGATTAACTCCCACAGTGGAGGCCATGCCTTGAGAGCCGGAGCCAAGGTACTGTACGCCTCAAGTAGTTTAGTCACTGAATCTACGAACTCAGTTTGTCTTGACTTGGCATATGCCACTCGCTCGTTGTGTGCCTTAACTTCGAGGTACAAGTCATCCCAGACAGGGTTATCCAGAAGTTTAACGTCGCCACGGTACGCACTCATAAGACACGCCAACGGGTTGGCAGGAAACGAATAAGGCCAGTGTAGTGCCCGTCCAAAATTAAACTCTAATACGCAGGGCTGATCCCCAACTGTGCCGATGTTGATACTCTCGCGGAACGTAGTCCATCCGGCGGGGAGCTGAGTCAGGTATGGAATCTGATTTCCAAAGATCCTGTTGTATATGATCTCACCCCATGAGTGGGCAGGGCGCTGCTCCATTGCTCGGTCTACCGCAGGTTGCATCTTATTCTTGGCAGATTTAAGGATGTTTTCTGTCAAGCCCTTCGAGAATTTTACTGTTGCCATGTTACTTCTCCTTTTAGTTTACGAACTTAGGTCTGTCACCCATACGTGACATCAAATCATCTAGCTGTCCTGCAATAATTACAACGAACTCCTCTTGTAAAAGGTCAGAACTTGTCCCTGCTAAGGCAAGCACAGTCATCACAGCATTGACTTGTACATCAAACGGCTCACCTTGCTCAGTGAGGAAAGCGTTGAGCTTGACTGCAAGCCGCAGTACTTGTTGGTGATACTCTCTAGCTTCACTCATGGATTCATTTCCTTTAATTTTTTGGCTAGGTAATCCAACGCTTCACCGATACAACTATCCGCTGCCGACATCAGACTCTCCAGATTACTATCGGCGTCAATCAAAGCCTCGTGGTACACATCACTCAGCAAGGCTTGTGCTGCATTAAGTTTCTCTACTGTTGTCATAGCATCTCCACTACTTCACCGAAGGGTGCACTACCAGTCTCAGTCGTAACCCACAGCACTGGTGCATCAGGCTGAGTACCGAAGCTGTTACAGCACAGGTCAGTGAGGAACACCACAGCAACAGGATCGAGCCCAAGCTCCACGATCTTATCGAACACTGGTGCAAAGTCCGTACCTCCACCGCCATGTGGCTTGATGTTGAGCATATCGTCAGGTTCGTATGTCTCTACGTGACTGACCTCACTATCAAAGTACAACACGTGGATACGCTCAGGCATCAGGTCTTCCTTGACCCGCTTGATCTCAGCAGCAAACTGATTGACTGTATGTTGGTCAATAGAACCGGAGCAGTCCACTGCGAAGCACACCTCACCCATCGCCTCACCACTGACACTGGGCAGGTACATCCCTTGTGTAATGAAGCGGCGATTAAACCGAGAGAAGCTGCGGCTATCGTTGCGACACTTAACTAAGAAGCGTTGCAGTACATCACGCCAGTCAACCTTGGGGGTCAGTGCCTCATCGACAAGACGCTGCATACCACCACTCAACTTACCCATCATCTTGGCAGCTTGTGCAGCCTGAGCCATCTTAACTTTCCACTCAGCTTGCTGCTGTGCTTGGTCAGCAGGGCTACCCTCACCGTCCTCGCAGTCATCAAGCATATCACCCATGTCACCGTCTTCGTTCTGCTCTGGCAAGATGTTGTAGATACCCTCGCTTGTGCTACCCCCTGCACGGTAGATGTTGGGATCGTACAGTCCGACCTTGGGCATACGTCCGATGTTGTCATCGGTCAACAATTGGTTGATTACATAGTCTGCTGCCATGTTCCAACGCTTGCGCTGTCGTCCACTTCTACGGTAGTTGTGCTCAAGCATAGGGTGCAGACACTCATGTGCTACGAGAAACTTCAACTCATCATCAGTCAACCCAGTGATGAAGTCAGGGTTAAAGGCAACACGTTTACCGTTGGTGGCAGCAGTGGGGATGTTCTCATCCAACACGAACGGCATACTCAGTGCAATGGTACCGATGAATGGGTGCTCCAAGATGAGCGAAGTCTTGGCTTTCGCCAAGCGTGTTACTAATCGAGCCTCATCAGCAGGGCTCAAGGTCTTAACTTCTTTAGGCATTACAACCATCACACACCTCCCATGAATACGGACATCTTGTCCATGATTGCCTTGGCTTCAGCCGCAGTATCTCGGCGTAGGTCAGGGTCGTTACGTAGTGCTTCAGGATGCTTGATTAACTTCATCTCAACCTCCTGTCGCATGGCTTCTAACTGCGGGTCATCGTTAAAGTTCAGTCGTGGTAACAGGGCACAGATCTCACGAGCATTGTCCACCATGCTATCTCGGAAGATTGCCTTGGGATCAGCGAGTTTCTCTGCCATGTGCTTGACTCGTTCAAACAACCTAGTCCATACCTCCTTGAGTGCTGCCTGCTCTGCGTCCTTCACACGCCGCTCAACATCTTGTTGGATACGTGTCAACTCCTCCGAGGCAATGCTCACCCGAAAGTCTGAGGACGGTACGGGGTACACCACCATGTCCATACGAAACTTATCCATGATCTCCCACTTGGCAGGGTAGTCAGCAGCATCGTACAGATTACCAAGGAGCCGTTCAGCGTTGGTCTTGAGTTGATCGTAGTTATCCACAAAGTCATGCACAAGGGACTCCCACTCACCCTTTTCACGCCGGAACTCAGACATAAAGTTCAGGTAGTTGGCAGTGGGTAGCATCATCGTGCCATCAATACCCCAAGGCAGGGTATTCTCGTAGTACTTCTGACGGATCAGAGTTGCTTTCTTGTGGACATTATCCAAGTAATCGTTCATCGGAAGTAACGACTTGTTAAAGCGTCCTGCACTGGTGGCTGAGTTGTTGGCATCAGTCACTTGCTTGGTGGCTTTCTTGTCGTACTTACGTGCAGTCCACTGAGAGATGGACAACTGTACCAATAGGGCTCGGTCATTCAAGTTCATAGTTTCACTCCGTTAAAGATGTTGGTAGGAGGCAAGCGCCTCCCCTTGTGGATAACTATCAGAACAGCACATCCTGATGCTTGAGTGACCACTGTGTAAAGGCTTGGGTGTTAGCCAAGTCAGGGTCACGCCGTGCTGCATAGCTCACTGTCAACACACTGAACTCAGCCGGCATACGTTCAACGTACTGACAGACTCGTTCAAAGTTCGCCTCAGTAGCCCGTTGTGCCAAGGCACCGGACAAGGCGTAGAGTGTGGCAGGATCACTCGGTACATCAGAGGTGGTAGGGTTAAGCAGGATCGCATCAGGGTTAGGCAGCTTACGGAAGATACGGACATACCCCACAAACTCTGCTGCTGCACCCTCACCCACTGCACCTTTGAAGCACTCGAACTCTGCTTCAGGAGGCACCGTACCCAGTACATCACTGATACCCTCCACCCATGATCTAGGGGTAGCGTTCTGATCCCGTTGTGCATCGAAGTCATGCAACAAGTTGGGACGAAAGCGAAGGAAGCTCACAACCTCTGGCTTAACACCGTTTCGCAGTGCCCATGCAGTCCAGTCATCGAGGTGAGTCTCAAGCTCTAGCACTGTCTCTCTGTTACGCAAGTGGGACAACACTCGGTTAGCACCTGCTCGGTCAGACTGTCTGTTGCCAGTGGAAATAACCTGCCATCCATCGGGCATCTCTACACCATGCAGAGTACGTGCTTGGCAGATGTTAGCCAGTACTTTTTGTAAGTCAGCACCTGCTTGGTTACGGTCATCGAACAGCAAGATGCCACGCTCTGGTGCTTTACCCTTGACAGGAAACCACTCAGGCAGCTTGTAATGTAGGCGGTCTGAACCATCAGGGAACAGGATACCGAAGTCCTCGACCAACATGGTTGGCATATGCCGTTCAATGCAGGTAATACCAAGTTCTTCTGCAACTTGGTGGACGATGGTAGTCTTGCCACCACCCGGTGGCCCTTCGATACACACTGTACGGTTAATGGGGAACAGTGCCTTGAGTGTGTCCTTCAGTGTCGATGCTCTCATCTTAGACTCCCTTGTAAAGTTTATGGTCTACGCCTACTGATACTACGGTACTGCCACCTCGCTTATCCCTTGCAGCTTTCGCCTTTTGCTTGGTTTGGAAATAGATAGGATGCTTATCAGTTCCAAGCACTGCCGATCCACCTTTGCTGTGCCGCAACATAAACAAACGCTTCATAGTCACTCTCCTAGTACTCTGTGATTAACAACAAGTAAATAAATGCAAAGAACATCGTCCAACCTAGTACCCATGTAAGTGCCTCAATGATCTTTGACCACATCATCACTCTCCTTGAGTTCTTGGATTGGTTTCCATCCGAACTTACGCCATGTCCTCTGTATATCTGTACTGGCTGAGTTGTAATAGACGAAGGTTGGATCATCCTTCAGAGGGTAGGACAGGCGGGGCTTGGTAGGGGGTTCTAGTTCATACATCTTCTTTTTCCTTATCGGTTGTGTCTTGGGACTCGGTAATGTCTGTGATCTCGTTGATCTCGTTGATCTCGTTGATGTCGTAGATGTAGTTGGATACACAGTTGTCAGCATCAGCAGAGTCGTACTGTGCCCATGCCAAAGCCTCTGCCTCCTCCGCATCACGGGCTTCGATCTCATAGTAGGCATAGCCAGTACGTTCAATCACAACTAGATAGGTTCGGGTTAGTGAGGTCATTTTTCCTCCGCATTGTTGTAAATGTTCATCAAGTCCTCGGCATAGCTATAACTATTGAACAG